AACACTCTTACATTTCTCATAACCTTCATTTCCAACTCTGGGGCATGTCTCTTGTGGATTATAACAAATGTTCATCCCTTTATACGTAGCCCCCTCAAGAGTAATAATGTCGCATGTTACAACTTTCTTTGCACAATGTCCTATCATTGCTCACTCTTCACAATAAACATTCCATCTTTAACGGAACCATGAAACATTGCCTCAGTAAGTGCAGATTTAGCAGGAATTGTAAATGGAAGCAACGCTTCAATAACCTTGTGAAAACTATCGAATGAGACTTCATATTTATCCCACAAGTATTGTTCAACTTCGTCACTATCTGCATCATCATTATTCATCATTCCACGAACAAGTTCTCCAACATCAAAATAATCAACTCTCATCATTTCTCCTCCTTAATAGGCCAATAATAATCACAAAATCCCATATCAAACTTAAACTCAGCATAACTCTGTGCATATTCATCAGGCTTCGCCTGAGCACGATAACAAGATTGAAATTGTGGGCATTGTTTATTGTCGCACATACAAATATCGCTCATGATTTGTTTACATTGTGTAGTTCACCATTGTTACACTTTACTTGGAATAATCGGGTGAAGTCAGTAATAGCAAACAATGTTGGAGCAATAAATTGTTCAACTCCACCTTTGTCTTTGCAACGATCAGTTGCTCGTTGTAGTTCTCCACTTGTAATTGTTGGGGAACATGCTGAAAGAGTCAATGCAATACTTGCTAAATAAATCTTGTTCATTTATTCTCCTTAATTTAAACGAAGACTAATATTGTAGCATACAATTAGCGATAAAGCAATATTATCGCTAAAATAATTACACATTAGAATGTACGATATTGTGTAAGCACAAACACGCCTACAGGAGCACACCACTCATGCTCCATTTTATACAATTCCCAAGAGGCTACAGCCTTATCTTCAGAGTCATAATATTCCTTGATTGTATTCTCACAGTCAACATCTGCAACAGGGAAGAATAACTCAATGTTTCCATTATTATTGTACGCCAGTACAAACACCTTACGTAAAATCAATGTTGTCTCCTTTGTGTAACATTAGTTTGCATTATAACATGCACAGTGTTAATGTGCAAGAGTTGTGTTATCCTTTACGTGCTGAAAAGTCTTCGGCAAACCATTTTACCTTGTTCATATCGTAGTCAATTGGCGCTCCTTGTTTCCCTTGCCCAATTGTAGCCAAATATGAACGACGACATGCTTTAACAATATTGCCAAGGTCAAAGTCTCCTCCGAATACGGAGTAGATAATGTCTCCCATTTCACAATCAAATGTTTCGCCATCGCTAACGCGAGTAATAGTTAGTTTGTAATAGTCGCTACTTCCGCCGTTCGATGCTACCAATTGTTTATTAGGCATTCTCTACTCCTTTGGTGCTATTGGGGCGATCACCGAAATGCTTTTCAGACGCATTGTCATATGCAACAGCAGCTTCATGCTCGTCTAAAAAGTGGCCAGGATCGTGTTCTTTGAATTAATACAAATCTGCGCCATAAATTTTTGCTCTCGACTGTGGAAGCAAACACCAATATACTCAGACGAGCAATTGGACTGCTTTCTTTGAACGTGAGATTGTATACTATCAGTCCCCCACTTGCAGTTTTCTGGTGTGTAGTCACCATTGTTATCTATTCGGTGTATAGACAGTCCTTCTTGATAAGACGGATACATATCTTCAATAAAGTTTTCAATAGATAACCATCTATCACAAATCTTAATACCTCTTCCACCGTAGTGCTTGTATGATGGACAATCTTCATTAAATATACGCTTCTTCATGTCAGGCCATACAAAGTATAATGGATGATTAGTCATCCCATGTGTTGTATTCCTTCCTGCAATAGTGTCTCTTTGTAGACAGCCACAAGATTTAGTAATACCCTCACGGATGTCTTGGCTAACAACAGCGACTTCTTCCCCACAATCACACAAACACTTCCACATTACTTTCCCGTTTTTGTTACTTCCTCTTGATGTGACCAAGAGTCTTCCAAACCTCTGGTCAACTAAGTTTATAAATTTGCCCCGCATAGACTCTCCTTAATAATTAATTACATAGATGCAACAGCGTCAACCAATCCCGTAAACAATTCATCTTCGCCATAGAAATCAGCAAGCAACTTTACGTCATTATACATGATATTCTGATAACGTGCAATACTTCGCAAGTAATCTTCCAAATCATGATAGCCTTGCTCATGAATCTTGTCAAGTGTTTGTTGGCTAATGTTCATTACTAATCTTCAACTTGTGACAATATATCACACATTCTATCAATCTTCTTACGAAGATGCTCATTCTCCGCAAGGAGAATGACAATCTCTTGCAACATTGCTTCGCGTAATGCCTGTTGCGAAGCGTACTTGCTCATGACAAATTCTTGTGCTACGGCATCAAGTTCTTCTGTGTTGGTCATTTGTAGTCTTCCTTCAGAAAGTCAAAATTAATATTTATCTGATCCCCGCTAATTATGAGTGCAATCCCTGCAAATAACTCTGCAAAGAATCCAAATGGGATTGACAACAGAAATCGAAATGTGCTATTGCTCTGTTTAATCTTCATTTGATAGACCCTTTTAATTCGAGATGACCTATTATTGCACATGTTGTTGTATATGTCAAGAACTACCAGCTACGAATGATAGCCTTCTTTGAACAATGTGGACAATCAACCCACTCGTATCCATCAGAACCTCCTGAGTAATCCTTACCATGATATTCTTTCACGTTACTGGGAACATACTCAAGAGTGCTTCCACAATGACGACATACAACTTGTTTGACTACTGAACGATCTGGGATACTGCTAACAATTTGCACCATGATTATCTCCTTAATTAGCAATTAATTATATTCGCACAATCAACGTATAAGCGTTTATTTTATGGCTACCTATACGTTCGTATGGGCTTATGTGTATAAATTGAATGTAGGGCTATTGTGTGGGTTTATTGGCTACTTTGCAATAGCAACAAGAGTGTAACTTCCATCAGGAAGCCCTGTTTCAAAGTAGACACACTGATTAAGTGTCACCCCTTGAGCAACATCAAACTTTCCGACAACTTTCAACTCAACTTTGTCATCAGCAGACAAGTCTTCATATTCAATAGTTTCCATATCATCCTCCTATTCGTTATTCAATGTGTTCATGCTACAGCAGGAATTGTGGGTTGTCAATACACCAAGTCATCATAACCCCAATATTCGTCACTGTCCAGTGGAAACTTAGCAATTGGCCTCCAAAAGTTATAACGCTGCATATATTCTTCATCATAAGGCATACTCGGGCCTTCATAGTTGGAACAATCATTATATGCCATAGAGTTCTTTTCGTCACGGGTCATAATAGTCTCCTTGTTGATGTATGTAGCAATTCTATAGCACACTCTTCATATTGTCAACACATTTCTACATTCTTTGTGTTAATTTATTTATGTGTTGGTGTTGACAATTTAACAATTGTAGGATATAATATATGTATGAGTTGAAGAGGGAAGCGATTCTCTTGGTTGTAGAATATAACACTAACTCTAGTGTGTCAAGCAATTGATGCACGACTTCACAGAAATTTTTGACCACTTGTTCGTCTGTGTCGTAGCCATCGAAATACCATGTTGGCAAGGGTGGAGAAACTACTTAAAGAGATTTCGGGTGCTGGAACATCAGTTGCCCCCTGTTCAATCAGGATACTGTAGTGGGAAGGCCCGGTAAGAGGGGATGCACATCTTGAGAGATGCCCTTTAAACTTCCCATGTTGTTGTGTTCTTGCAAAGCACACCAATGCTAATGTTCCGACGGTTGATGCTAACGCATTCTGTCAATAGCTTCCTCTCCCCTGAACACGTTACAGGCGCATCTCTGATGCCTCTCTGCGTATAAGGGGAGAAATGCGCTAAGAACCTCGGGTTGATGTTATAAAGAACTAATATAAGAACTAAGTATACAACACAGTATAAGGCGCTTACAGCGCTAGTATACGTCTACTACCTGCCCTTCGGGCTAGTGTACACATCCTAGAGCATACCTCACGGTATGCATCCTCTCAGCGTAGACAACATTAGCTACAAAGCGCACATAAAATTAAACAACACACACAAAGCCCTCTCCTACAATGGATGAGGGCTATTTCTCATTGTTGAAGAAATGTGTTGACATCTGTAAATATTGTGGTAAGATGGTGTCTGTCTAATCAACAAGGAGATGAACGTGTATGAACTACCATGGATACACCCAAATGGATTGTTCGGTAATCAATCTTATGACGACATTGATGATGCAGAATACGATAGGCATCAAATGTTAAAGGATGGTTGTTCTGTAGATACAAATTATCTGAATGAAGAGGAATAATACTATGCAACATGATTTCGCAGATGGAAAATACACAGTAATCAACGACGATGGCAAGCTCACTGCTCTACGTCACGGAGAACATTGGGATCGTGATCTTTGTGGAGACAGCTTGATTTATTGGATGCTTGTTGATTGTGACAAGATGAAAGAACAACGTGATGAGTTGCTTTTCGCGCTAAAGCTATGCCTAGAGCAACTTGAAATTGTACTACCTTCTACTGGTCTAGTGCACAGTGAGCGTCAAGCAATCATTTCTGCTAAGGCCGCGATTTCTAAAGCAAACAACTCTTGACATTCCCACTATTCATGTTAGAATAGATTCTGAATGGTGCATTGTGTTGCTATTGAATTACTAATTTAAAGTAGAAACAATATGAAATGGCTATTAATCCTTCCTCTACATATTATTGTTAATGTTGTAGCCTATCTGTTTGCATGGCTATTATCAATGTTCTACTCCAATGCAAATGGGCCTATTAACAATGGGGACGCAATAGGAATTGAACCAAGACTTCCTGGTTGGCTACCATGGTTTCAGACAGTAGATAACTCCCTTCTTGGCGATATGGCGTGGAAGGAGATGCAGGAAGACCACTGGGCTTGGCGAACGAAGCTCTCTGGCTACCCTTGTATTCAAAATTATTTTGGAAGGCTTGGCTGGCTTCTACGTAACCCTGGACAGAGGTTTGAGAGGGCTCCCTATGTAGTTGCAAACATTCTTCCTACAGATTGTGTTCAGACAAAAGGAAATCCGTTTATTCAAGATAAGCCCGCAGGTGTTGCAGGATATTGTTTTACAAAGATCAACAATTATTGGGGATTCTATGCTATAATCAAGTTATCTAGTAAGCGCTGTATGAAGATCAAAGTTGGCTGGAATCTTAAGACATATTCAGAGAAGCCAGAACGTGTATTGAGCAAGCCAATAGCACCGTATGTGCTAACTGTATCGTTTCCATCTTTTGTTGCATAACTATTAAGTTTAATTTTACCTAGGAGAATTACACATGAATGATATTAAGAATGTCTACAAAAATAATGAATCTGGACTTGAATACTTCTACATCAATCTTGCCTACGATGTTACGTGTGCATCAGATATGTCCCCTGTAATAATTTATACAAGCATTGGAACATCTGATGCTACATGGTATGTACTTGATGTTACTGAGTTCTACAATAAGTTTACTTTGGTAGTTACGGAGGCTGAATAATGATCGTAGAGCCACAACGTATCCAAGTATGTAAATACTGTGAAAAGAAACTAGACGAGGAGTATGTTGATGTAGGTGTGTGTCCTCGTTGTATTGATAATATGGAATACGAGGAATACGATAAAGAGGAAGATAAACTTTATTATGGCAATATCTTTGATGGCAGGGTCGAGGATGAGTATTGACTTTGGCAATTAAGCTATTCCTGATAATAGCGTTAATGTTCCCCTCTTTGACATATGACCATGTTATTAATAATAGCAAAGCAGAAGAAATATATTGCTTGGCTACCGTCGTATATTTTGAGTCAAGAGGAGAACATTTGCGTGGACAAATTGCTGTAGCTAATACGGTGTTGAACCGTAGCAAGAAGAGACGTAAGCCTGTTTGTTATATTATGTCGGAACGACATCAGTTCAGTTGGCATGGGAAGGCTAAGACGCCTACGGCGGATATGTTAGCAGCTTCGCTGCCAGTTGCTTATAATATGTTTATGAGTTATAATAGTGAAGGGCATGTTGATGACACAGCAGGGGCTACACATTTCGCAACGAAACATGTACGTAATGCTTGGACAAGGGTGTTCAAGAAGACACTAACATTAGGTTCACATTCATTCTACAAGGAGAGATAATCATTGAAAATTGGAAAGAATCCTTGTCCTAAGTGTAGGGAAAAAGGACATGATGACAAAGGCGATAACTTCTACTTCTATGGGGAGGGTTTGGGCGGGTATTGTTTCGCATGTTCTCACACCATTCTTTCTGACAGTGAACGGGAAGCCAGAGGCATTGATACAGTTGAAGAGGAGGAAGAAGTGTCTACACGAGAACGTATTACAGATGAAGAGAATGATAAAATTAAATCCTATACCGGAACGGACGGAAAAGGATTTCGAGGAATTCGTAAAGAGATTAACCAGTTTTTTGGTGTTCGCTATCAATACGATGAAGAAAATGGGGAGCCGATCAAGGAGTATGTCCCAACAACCATCGACTCAGAACTTGTAGGCTATAAGACGCGCCTTTTCCCAAAGGACTTCTCACAACCAGTTGGCGTAGTTGGAAAGGATTGTGATCTCGTTGGGCAGTTCCGTTTCAAGAACAATAACCACACATGTCTAATTGTCGGAGGCGAGATTAAGCAACGTGCAGCGTATCAAATGCTTGTTGACGATCAGAAGCGCAGGGGCAAAGAAGACTACGAGTCTATTGCTGTCGTATCCCCAACCATCGGAGAAAATGGTGCCTGGAAACAGGTACAGAAGCAATACTCATGGCTGTCACAATTCAAGAAGATCGTTGTGTGCATGGACATGGACGATGCAGGACAACTCGCAAACGAAGCAATCTGCAAGATTCTGCCTAAAGGCAAGTCATTCATTATGAAGATGTCTTTTAATGATGCTGATGAATATATCAACCACGGAAAAGAGCAGGCTTTCATCAATGATTTCTGGAAAGCAAAGCAATGGACGCCGTCTGGCATTGTAGATAGTGACCAAATCTATAGTGAAATTAAGGAACGAGCTAAAGTAGACAAGTTGCCATTTCCTCCAATGATGGAAGGTGTTAATCGTGCATTGGCAGGCGGAGTGAACTACGGGTATATTTGTAACATTCTTGCCGGGAGTGGATCAGGGAAGACATCTGCAATCAACCAGTGTATTGCTTATTGGATGATTGATCTTGATCTTAACATTGCGGTACTGTCCCTTGAGGCAGAGGCAGCAGAGTTTGGTGAGAACTTGCTATCACATTATATGGGCAAGAAGATTGCTCTTATTAAGGACAAAGAAGAACGTATTGCTTTTGTGGGCAGCAAGGAGGCAGAGGATGCTGCTAATACTTTGTTCAAGCGGCAAGATGGAACAAGCCGCCTATACCTGCTTGATGATCGTGGGGATTACTCACAGTTGCAAGAAAAAGTCGAAGAGATGATTATCGCCTGCAACTGCAAGGTAATTTGTATTGATGTGCTGTCTGATGTTTTTGCAGGGAAGACAATTGAAGAAGTAGATAAGTGGATGGCATGGGAAAAGAAGATAGTCAAGCAGTATGGTGTAATTATTATTAATATCTCACACGTTAGAAAGTCTGGTAGCGGGGAGAAGGCTGCTTCGCAAGGGGCTTTCCTGACAGAAGAAAGCATTATCGGATCAGGAACACAATATCGTAGTGCGGGTGTAAACATTGCTTTGCAGCGAGATAAGAATAATCCAGACGAGATGATTAAGAACACCACAAGTGTTCATGTATTGAAGTCTCGTTCAACTGGGTGGACAGGTCTTGCTTGTGAAATGTATTATGATTCTGCGACGCATACTTTGTGGGACAAGGTAGAGTACATGTCAATGCATGGGCCAAGGGATTTCTGATGGGTAAATTAATAGATATATCAGGCCAGCATTTTGGTCTGCTTACTATTGTTTGTAGGGAGGGTAATCAGCAGGGTTATTCTGGAACTATATGGAGATGTAGGTGTGAGTGTGGAAAGGAGGTTGTTGTATATAAAGGAAACCTTACAAGCGGAAAATCTTTATCTTGTGGATGTTTAGGTAATACGAGGAAGACAAAACACGGGATGTGTAAATCCTCGGCATACTCGTCTTGGAGCGGAGCTATCCAGAGAACAACAAATCCAAAGAATGAAGAGTGGAATAACTATGGAGGAAGAGGAATTACAACGTGTAGAGAGTGGCGAAAGTCTTTTAAGACATTCTGGGATGAGATGGGAGAAACATGGGAAGAGGGCTTGACTTTAGATAGAATTAATGTTAATGGAAATTACTGCAAAGAAAACTGCCGTTGGGCTACGGATACAGAACAGAGCCATAACCAAAGGAAGAAAAATAATTGCTCGTCTGCTTATAAGGGCGTGTATTGGAGCATTGTAGTGGGAAAGTGGTCTTCCAATATACAACAAAATAGAAAAAGAGAGCACTTAGGATATTTCTTTAATGAACTAGATGCAGGAACAGCCTATGACAACCGCTCAGAAGAGTTATATGGAGACAGGCCGAACGGAACAATAAAGATTAATTCAGAAATTGCTTGACAACACACATTCTTCCTGATAGAATGCTTTCATTGTGTTAATAACTGAGGAGAGCAGAATGGAAACTAAGTTTAGCTATCAGTCTCTTGTAAGAGCACTCCATAACAAGAGTGCCTTGTTAATTTGGTGCAATGGAGAGGTTTGTAAATGTCAAAGTTAAAGGTGTTATGGAGCAGGATTCATCCATTTCATAGGCCAGCTATTATTGCATTTGTTTTACTTGACATTATGATGCTAATAGTTGCTATAATTGGTGCACACAATCAGTAAAGGAGAACTAACATGGCTAAATATGCAAAAGGCACACAAGCAGACTTGGATGCAGCAAAGAATGATGCAACATTGTTGCCATTTGACACTGTGTTTATGTATGATGGCGAGGAGGTTATCCGACAAGTACATGCCCTAGACGACCCATATACAATATTTATGATCCCACTAAATGTTGAAGCAACCGGTAGATATTGTGGATGGTACCCATTGAGCATGCTTCTTCCAGCAAATAAAGATAAGAAGCCTAAGCAAAAGAAATGGCAGAATGGAACACAGGAACAATTAGACATTGCCAAAGAGGATGCTAGGCTTATTCCTAAGAAGACATATTTTATGTCTAAGTGGGGATGTACTGAAGGAACTAAAGTGTTTCGTGTAGACAATCCAGTTAATGATAGTTCAACAACTATGATGTCCAATATTAACCTTGATTGTGATTTTCATTCAGCAGAAGACTTGGAGCCTATCAATGAAAACTAATCAGCCTATTGGAACATATCACATTATTCCACAACGTAGCCCTGTTCCTACGTGGACAATTAGCCTTGTATATGGATTTTGGGCAGGTGTAATTGTTGGCTACTTGCTTAAGATACTCGCCTCCACGGGATGCTCGTAATGGAAGACACAACAATGTGCCTATTCTGTGCAGTGTGTGGAAGCCTTGATAATAATGGCTATGAAATTTGTGAACATTGTGAAGAAATGCTTGTAGCAGAGCAAACATATGTTGAGCCCATTATCATGGATTATTGTGATTGTTGTGGTAATATTAATTAAGGATTATTAACATGCAACGTACAAAGACTCCACGACATAAATTGTTGAATGACATGCTTAGGCAATCTCGTAATGTTCAACATGAGGATAAACATGGCAAGCATGTTTGCAGGGCTAAGGCTGATGTTCAATGTAAGAAATATTTGAAGGAGGAATTGTATGATTTTTCAAGCTGATACATATCACTATGATATGAAGCATTTTGGCGAGTGTCCAAAGTGTCCAGATGGTGTAGCTGGTGCTTGCTTTAATAATGTATTCATGTTTGAGAAACATTACGCTGCTCTGAATAAGCAAATGGACATTGTTCTATCTATTGGAGGAAGATCATTTGACAGTTCAAGTGTATTCTGTTATCATTTCCTGTTGCAAGATAAAGACACACTTGAATACATTGATCCTCAGTATCGTAGATATACATTCCTTCCTCTTCATAAGTGGTCACTAGACGATTATAGTCGAGAGACAAAAGAGTTTGAAGAGAAGCAGGGCTACACACATGCAGAAGAATTTGCTGCTTGGTATTGTGAGAACTTCGCAGACTATATAGAAGCAGGTTGCTTAATGATTCGTGCTATGGCAAACTATAGGAAGCCCTCTAAGAAGACTATTCGAGAGCATACTAAAGAACTTGTTGGATATGGGGTTAAGCCTGAGTATGGTGAGTCTTTGGTTAAGACGTTGATGTTTGGTTAATTATTAGGAGGTGTTATGGCATTGCCGCAAACTGTTTTTGTTGGTGAGAGGTATGGACGATTGGTTGTTGTAGGCTGGCGTAAAGATAAGCAAGGATGGGAATGCATTTGCGATTGTGGAAACACTACGTATCAAAATACCTTTCACTTAAAAGTCGGTAATGTGCTGTCATGTGGTTGTTATAGAAAAGAATGTGATGTTCTTGATGGTTGGTCACAGACCCCTACGTGGTCGTCTTTCAGATCAATGCATCAGCGGTGTGATGGAGAAGATAAGCGCGGGGATTACCTTAGAAAAGGAATTGTTGTCTGTGAGAAGTGGGAATTGTCTCCAACTGGATTCTTTAACTTTTTAGACGACATGGGAGAGAGGCCAGAAGGAAGAACACTTGAGCGTAAAGACACAAACGGAAACTACTCACCAGAGAACTGCAAATGGGACACACCAAGTAATCAGGCATTTAATAGAGAGTTGTTTAAAAATAACAAATCAGGTGTAACAGGTGTATCTTTTGATAAATATAAAGGTAAATGGGTCGCTACTCTCCACAAAGAAGGAGAGACTGTCCTTAGAGAAACCTTCTTTGACTTTGATGAGGCTGTATTAGCAAGAAAAGAAGCAGAGCAAGAATACTATAAAGAGAAGATTGAGGAAACTAGACTAGCAACAGGAGGAGGAATCTAAAATGGAAGGATGGGTATTCGACCTTGAGGGAAATGACCTCTATCTAGGCTGCACTGATATTTGGTACGGGAATTTCAAGTCACTTGATGGCACACGCGCTATGTCCGTATACCCTTTCAGAGAGGGCGTAGACGCCTCACAACAGAAGATTATTGACTGGGCTGACAGTTTCCCTGATGGGGCTTTGTGTGGCTCCTTTAACGGCCTCTCCTACGATCACTTTGTGCTGTGGAAATTGCTTGGAATTAAGCCGACTGTTGGCAAGAAGGGGAAGGACTACTTTGGAAGCAAGTTGGTATCCTTCTTCGACTCGTTCTATGTTGCACAATTCCTTAATCCTAATCTCCCTGAGTTCTCTCTTGCTGCCTTGTCACGAGGGTCAAGCGCAGAGAAGATTGATTATCGACAGAGTTTGATTAATGCTGGTGTAATGACAGGGGACGAGTGTAAGGGCTTCGAGTTCGGATTCTACAATCCACTAATGGACGAGTATTGCGATGCTGACGTTGAAGCTACTCGTATCCTTATGCTAAAGCAAATGAGCGAGTTGAAGGAACTGTACGGGGAAGTTAAACCTCCTTGCTTGAAGATGGGAACAAAGTCACAGTTTCTTATGAAGGCCCAAGAACACACAGGGCATGGTTTTAATCGACCGCTTGCTGAAGAAGTGATGCAAAATCTTGAAACTGATATGGCAGCACTAGAAGTAGAGGTTCTTCCAAAACTTCCTCCTCGTTCATTAAAGAAGACTGAGCAAGCAAACTATACAATGCCGGCGAAACCTTATAAGTTGGACGGGTCTTTTAGTAGCCACATGGAAAACTTCATTACAAAGCACAGCGGAGTAGTTAAAGAAGGAAACATCGTTGAGTTTTATGGGAAAGACTATCCAGTTGTTAGTAAGACGATCTTGGACATTAAGCTCCCAATGGTTATTGGCGACCAGAAGCAGTTCAAAGAATGGCTAATGGAACAAGGGTGGGTTCCTACATTTTGGAATTACCAACGAGGGCCAGATGGGAAGCCTCTTAGAGATGATCGTGGAAACTACATTGAGACTTCACCTAAGTTGCAAGAACAAGGTGTAATTTGTCCTAACCTACTTGAACTTGAGGGAGATACAGTAAAGGAAGTTGTCAAGTTTCTTTCGCTGAGGAATAGACGGAGCGTACTGCAAGGCTGGTTATCAAACCCTAGACTTGCTTTTGATGGAAGGCTTCCAACAGCATCCTCTAAGATTGCAAACTCTCATCGACAATGCCACGCAGTTGTGTGTAATGTCCCACGCGCCGGAGGACAAAGTATTTATGGAGACGAGTTCAGGGATTTGTTCTGTTCTGAAGAAGGAAAGTTGATTGCAGCAGCAGATGCATCTGGCCTGGAGCAACGCTGCGCTGGACACATGACTTTCAAGTATGACAATGGGGCGTATGCGGAAGAATTGCTGCATGGTGACGTGCACTCCAAGGTAGCTTTTGCATGGTTTCCTTCAGAATTGTTGAGACTCGGATTTACACCAGAACATTTTGATAAGGAAGACAGGAAGTTTAAGCCGTTCCGTGGGAAAGGAAAGACTGGAGGCTATGCGGTTATCTATGGTTGCGCACCGTCTAAGTTGGCTAAGACCCTAGGAAAGCCAGAGAAGGAAGGGAAGCGCCTACACAAAGCTTTTTGGGATGCAAACCCTGCGCTAAAGCAGCTTGTAGAAAACATTGGCAAGTATTGGGAAACAGCAGGAAAGAAAACATGGGTGCCAGCAGTTGATGGCAGGCTTATTAGAACACGCTCTAAGCATTCTTTGCTGAATAATATCCTTCAGAGTCTTGGTGCAATTGTTATGGACTTGGCTTGTTGTATCATGGATGCAAAGTTGGGCACAATGTATATCGACGATCTTGGAAGGCCATATTATCTGCATAAAGGAAAAGAAGTTAAGCGAGTGATTTATTATCACGACGAATATTCCTTTGAATGTGATGCAGAAATTGCAGAGGAGGTTAAGGTCATGGCAGAACTAAGCATTAAGGAGGCAGGGGAGTATTTTAAGATGAAGGTTGCTCTGGCAGGAGAAGGAAAAGTAGGAAATTCTTGGAAGGCTGTGCACTAATGAAACACTCCGAAATTAAAATTCCTACGCCAGAGGGCTTCCCTTACAAGTTACCAGATGGAAATTGGACACAACAAATTGTTAATGCTACTCTCGTTGACAAAGGCCCATATTTTCTCCATCCCGAAGGGAGCGTATACTTGGGCCTATCCGTAACAGAACAATGTGAACTAGCCAAAATGAGGCGTCCTGTGGGGAAGATGCCTAAATGGAAAACTAGCCAAATGAGAGTAGCAACTAAGAATGACTATGAGAAACTTGTATTAGCATGTACAGAAGCATTAGTTCATGCTTGGTATGATACATCTCAGAGACTTGATTATGTTAATGTTTATGTTAAACTGCCGTTTAATTTCAAATCTTTTTATGATAAAACTTTACCAAGATGTTTCATATTAGGATATGAGGATTTTAATATCTTTGTCTCATGGAGGGTAAACAGAATCATAGATTGGTTATACGCAAAAGGATATTCACATTATGATTCACAATCTTTGCGGAAGAGTATGTGGGGTATTTTGCAAGAACAAGAAAAAATCCAATTATATAATGATGTAGCGGTAGATCAGAGCATACTTGAATTATATTCCGATATTATAAATTCTTCTATTGGTAAACAAGGGAAGAGAAGATACAGTAAAAGCACCATTAATGAAAATAAAAAGGAGACTGTTGAGTTATGCGAGAAATAAAGGACATTACCGGAGATGTGTTTGGTAGGTTGGTTGCTTTAGAATATGTGGGAAGAAATAGGCGCAATAAACCTTTGTGGATATGCAAGTGTGAATGTGGTAATATACACATTGTCGACATGTACTGTCTATTAGCAGGAAGTTGTAAGTCCTGTGGGTGTTTAAATAGAGGCATGCCGAGTAGGACAAAGCATGGAATGTACAAGCACAGTGCTTATAATGCGTGGGCAAATATTAGAGGTCGAGTGTATAACAAAGATAATCCTGCATGGAAAGACTATGGTGGAAGAGGCATTACTATGTGTCGGGAGTGGGAAGATTCTTTTAAAAACTTTTGGACAGACATGGGAGATACATATCGTGAAGGGCTTTCGCTAGATCGTATCGACACTAACGGAAATTATTGCAAAGAAAATTGTCGTTGGGTAGAGTGGGATATACAGATGCATAATAAGAGAAAGCGTGGTGGCTGCTCTTCAAAGCACATGGTATTTTATTATTATAAAGATTTTGGTAAGTATGGTGCACAAATCACTTACAATAAGACAAGGGAAAATCTTGGCTATTTTCTGAATGAGCTTGATGCAGCCACAGCCTACGACAATCGCTCGGAGCAGTTATACGGCGACAGACCCAACGGTACAACAAAGATTGCTAAAGAAATGCTTGACAAGAGTGTTGAAGTATGAGATAATGCTTCTTCAAGTGAAGAAGCCCTTGTTCTACGAACAAGGTGTTATGTTCATTACTAGAGGAGATAACTATGGCACTGAAGATTATTAGTGAAGACGAAGATAAACAAGAGGAATATATCATTGACTATCCTTGTTTGATGAAAAGTATTGATCCTGATCCTCGCTACAATGAGCACATTTGTATTATTTTGGCATTGAGTGAATATTCTGGCATCCCGTTGGTTAACACATTTGATGAATCATTGGTTGGTAGAATTGACGACGATTGGATTTCATTTGAGGACGAAGAATATTGGAAGCCTTACAACAAGGCTGTAACATTTTGCAATAAATAATTTATTAACAACAAAGGAGAACTAACTATGGCATTTGTTCCTAAGCAACAAAATCACAGCATCACTACTACATTTGAGAAGCATAATTATCCTACACCGAAGGCTGGTAGTCGTCCTGCGAGAATTTCGCTCATAGTAGACTTGGGTATCCAAGAGCGTGAAGACTTTGAGGATCAAAAAACTGGTGAGGTAAAACCACAAAAGCCTGTTCAACAAGTTGTTGTCTTTGCTGATCTTGTTAACGACGTAGTTGATTATGGTGATGCAATTGGCAAGATGCCCTATCGTCTTTGCCTTAACAAGACTTTCCAAGGGGAGACTCAAGGTGTGAACTTTACGGCTGTTCCCCCTCGTGATGCTGATGGTAATCAGATTCAAGGCAAGGCTTGGGGCTTTCATCCACAGAATCTTCTCACAAAGATTGCTAAGGCTATTCAGAAGCCGGAAGTAATTGAGAGTATGGACATTGAGGAATTCTTGAACGAGGCTCTGATGGCGCAAGTTGAAGTTAAGAAGACTGAAAGCAAAGACAAGAAGGATGACGACGGTAATCCTGTTGTCTACACCAATGTAAATTATCGTGGAGCCTCGGAGGTTCCTATGGTAGAGGACGACGATGGCAATGAGGCTCCAATGAAGATTAAGCCACTGGCTACTCCTGCAATGATTATTAGCTTTGATGATGCTGAAGCAAGTCAGATTAAATTCTTGCGTAAGAATCTTATTGCTAAGATTAAGTTGGCTAAGAATTATGCTGGCAGTTCTATGGAAGCAGCAATCAAGGAGTTTGAGAAGCAACAGAATGGTCAGCAAGGGGCTTCTGAGGGGCAAGGTGAGGCTAAGAAGGGAGAACCGCAGGTTCCCCCTAAGCAAGCAGCTAAGGAAGCAGCGAAAAAGACTACCAAGAAGGTTCCTGAGCCGCCTGTAGACGATGATGACTTTGATGATATTCCATTTTGATGTAGACTAAACATAGCCCACTCCAAACGGAGTGGGCATAAGGAGATTGCATGAGTAAACTACTTCTAATTGATGCAGATACAATTGTTTATGCAAGTGCTGCAACAGAAGAGATTAACAAGTGTCTAGCAACAAATAATAATAATGGGAAATCACAAATGTTTCCCTCCAAGAGCGCATTTAATGAGTGGCACAAGGAATACTCAAAGTACCCTAAAGAGGACTATTCATTTACTGTTGTCAAAGAGTTAGTCGGAGAAACTTCATATGCTTGTTCATCTGTAAAGCGAAAGATTTCTGCTATCCTTGAAGCAGTTCCACACACTGATTACAAAATTTGTATTCAAGGAACTGGTAATTATAGGATGGACTATCCAGCAAAGTACGTTGCCTATAAAGGTCAACGAGGTGACAAACCATTGCTGTTCAAGGATACATACCAATATGTTTTGAGCAAGTGGAACAAGAATGTTATTGTTGTTGATTCAGAAGAAGTTGATGACTTCGTCTGCTACAGTAGCTGGAATAATTTTAATCCAAAAGGTAATGTAGAAGACAGCAACATTGTTGTAGCTTTCTGCGACAAGGATATTCACCAAAATTCTGTTGGGGCTTTGTATAACTATAAGCAACCAGATGGAGGAGTATTCTGGAACACACGGAAGATGCAGTATAAAGGCTTTTGGGGAAGTTGTCTTGTGGGAGACACAGCAGATAACATCGACGGTATTCTTAAGCTGTCTGATGAAACAAAAAAGAAGTACGGTATTAAGACAAACACTTGTGGTAAGGTTGCAGGGGCAAAGATTCTCTGTGATGTAAAGACAGAGAAAGAAGCAGCACAAAGAGTTGTTGATGCCTACAAATTGGCATGGCCTGAAGATGGAGTTGATCGTCTTAGCGACATGGCTTTCTTCCTGTGGCTGCGTAAGCGTGAAGGACAAATGTATGTGCTAAGAGAGCATCTTGAACATCTTGGTGTAACATATTAAAGGAGAACAACATGAGTACAAGTTATAGTCCACTACTTTACCTTGGCAAATCATTTGATGACCAAAGTGAAGCTGAAGAATTTTATAAGCAATATATTGTGTTGTCTGAAGACGATCTTGAATTGATTGAAGAAGACGGGTTTAATGAGTTTATGTATGGTCAAAAGGAAATTTCTGGAAGCATTCTAAATCATTACTCTGGATATGGTTATATTCTTGGTATTGATCTTAGTTATCCTAAGCCATCTACATTTCATAATGACTACGCCAAGGCTATTACCACTTGGCAGAAGTATTTCAAAGACGAGACATATGATTTGATTCATGAAGTTTGTGTGAGTTGATGGCTTTCGCCATTCCAACATGGAGCCTATGGCTCCTATTATCCAACATAGCAATAGCCTTCATTGAATATACCTATCGCTCAGGAAACTATGATACATTCCTACAAGCCTTGCCATATATTATTGTGCCTATATTAATTGGACAACTTGGTCTGTTCGAGGGGTTTAGGAGGGCTGATTCTCTTTTCCTTGCAGCGGCAATCTTCTCGTGTATTAATGTCTCAATGCGAGTGGTTGTTTGCCACTTCATTGGAGAGACATTGAGCATTGTCAACTGGGTTGGGGTTGCACTGTTGTTTTGTAGTGCTATCTTGATAAAAATCAAATGATCTTTTGGGAGTGATACATGGAAGAAAAATATAACGTTGATTTTGGTGAATTCCTTTACTATGATGAAAATTCTCCGGGAGGGTTGAGATGGAAAGTAAATATCAGTAAAAGGATGAGGGCCGGAGCGGTTGCAGGCTATTGTTCGACAAGGAGTGGTTACTGGTGTGTAGCACTCAAAGGTAAATTATATCGTTCTCATAGGGTTGTAATGGTATTAAACGGAACAAAATGTTATGATTTATTGGTTGACCACATAGATAGAAACAAATCAAATAATAGAGTAGAGAATTTGAGACTTGTCGATAATAATCTTAGTGGCAGAAACAAATCAAAACATAAAAGAAATTCAACAGGTGTTACTGGAGTCTCTAAGGACGTAGTTACTAATAGGGATGGAAAAATTTATGAGTATTTTGTATCTCAATGGCAAGACTTGATGGGTAACAAACATAGAAAAAGGTTTTCAATTAACAAACTCGGTTATGATGTATCCTTTCGTTTGGCGGGTGAGTACCGCGAGGAAATGATTAAGGAACTGAATGCACAGGGTGCAGGTTATACAAATGGGCACGGAACTTGACATGAATAAAAACAGCATAGAGCCTTGGGAATATTACCCCGAAGTATGGCCCACTAGGGCATCCTTTTTTAGTTGGCTACGTGGAGGTCTTCGTAGAGCAATATGGGAAAAATACCCAGGAAAAATTATCTACAAGAAGTCACACTTAACTAAACCACCAGAGGGCTACACAGGAAAGGCTAAGTCTGGTGCTGTGTGTGCTTTAACAGGTGTTTGGACTGGTAATAGCAAGTTGCAAGTGGATCACATTGTTGGAGAAGCATCATTGCGAGATTGGTGTGACATTGAATCATTTGCTAGACACTTATGTACAAATGATGATAATATGCAACTCGTAGAAGTTGAGGCTCATAAAATTAAGAGTTATTCTGAGAGGCAGGGAATGTCGTTTGAAGACGCAATGTTCGAGAAGAAATACATTCTGCCATTCAAAAAACTTAATTCAGAGAAACAGAAAGAAACATTGACTTCACTTGGAGTTGATAGTATAATGCTTTCCACAGCAGCAAAGAGGGTGGCAGCGTACCGCAACTACTTGAAGGAGAGAAACAGTGGCAACGAAGATTAAAAAGATTCACTTACAAAAATCTGGAACTAGATCATACTGTAGATTTACTTCTCGCCCAAGTAGGGGAGTCGTACTTCTGTCTTTGCAGGACTTTGCTAGTGTCAGCAAAGAGTTACGCTGCACGGAATGTGGTTCAGCATACGAGAAAATGTGTAGCAGCATTAACCTGCTGGCAGAGGGGTGATCAACATGGGAGAATTCTTTCACTACGTTTTTATAGCCATGGGAGTGTGCGGAATTTCTTGTTTAATACTTTCAATGTGTATTGGTTTATACTATCTGGCTAAGTAGCGTCTTTAAATAAAGGAGAAAACTCATGAATGAACAATTTACTAAGAAGCAAATTGCTGAGATTGTTTTGTGGTATGCTGATGATTACGCAGAAGAGGAATGCCCATATAATGCTCAAGACTATGTTAAAGATAACATAACTTGTGTAGATGCAGGAGTCGATATTGTAGAGTATAAGACAGTTTATAATTCAAATGTATATCTTATTGGCGGCGTTTATTTCGAGGTAACTTGTTCGCGTAGCAATAGTGGTTATTGGTCAGATAGTGAACGAGATGAGCCAACTATCTGTGAAGTGTTTCCACAAGAAGTCACTAAGACTATTTATCTTGCAAAGAAACCAGATTAAGGAGAACAAATGACTAACAACATCATCGTAACAGAACAAGAGCGTAATATCATTCTTATCGGAATTGCTACAGCAGGCTACATGTATATTCTTGAAGACATTCAAGCATTAACGTTTGCTATTAATGCAACAGGCTATCATTTTGATGAGTATGGAGATATGCTTGATAAAGCATCTGTTGATATTACAAATGAGAAAGTGGAGCATGTACTGAAGCAAATGATTATGTCGGCTACGCCTAGTGTTGTGGCTATGTCTGGTAAGTTGAATTAACAGGGAGAATAAATATGAAACACAAAGTTAGGATTGTTACAAATAATAAAGGGAGTGGTGATTACGCATGTGTGTATATCGATGACATGGTTGGTCGATCAGGACACAGTATCTCGTTACACGATTGGGAGTTCATGCTCAACTTCATGGGAGTTGATGTAAAGCTTGTCCATTTAGACGACGAAGACTTTGATGATCCATTGTTTAATTTTGATGCAGTACAATAAGGGAGAACAAAACTAATGGTAAGTATTACTACGCAAAAACGTGCTTCGTATATTGAAGAGTATGCAGATAAGATTGATGATCTACTCGTCAAGGGGTTTTCAAAGCGACAAGTTGCATATAAGTTGAACCTTCCAAAGTCTTCTGTTTCAGACTATTTGCGAGATAAAGAATTTAATGGGGTTGTTGTAAAGCCATATAACAAGATGAAAATCCTTGTGCTTGATATTGAGACAGCCCCGCTTGTGTCTGACCTCTGGAGCATCTGGCAACACGGCGTAGGACTCAATCAAGTGCAGAAGGATTGGCATCTTCTCTCATTCGCTGCTAAGTGGTATGGCGAAGAGGAAGTATTCTACTATGACCAATCTGATGAACGAGATATTGAAGATGATTTCAATCTGTGTCATGTTCTCTATGATCTTCTTAATCAAAGCGATGCCACTTTAACTCAAAATGGACGAAAATTTGACCTTAAGAAGATTAATGCTCGCTTTGTTATTAATGGGCTTCCGCCAGCAAAGCCTTCACGAGTAATTGACACGTTGGAAATAGCAAAACGTGAGTTTGGATTTACGTCAAATAAGTTGGAGTACATGACTGACAAACTGTGTAAGAAGTATAAGAAACTGTTGCACAAGAAGTTCCCTGGACATACTTTGTGGACAGAAGTAATGAAGGGTAATACTGAAGCATGGGCAGAGATGAAGGAATACAACATTCATGATGTCTTGGCATTGGAAGAGTTGTATGATATTATTAAGCCTTTCTCCAACAAGCATCCTAATGTCGCACTGGCACAAGGTAGTGACCAACTTACGTGCCGTGTCTGTGGTGGAACACACTTGAGTAATTCTGGTGATTGGCATACTTCGTTGTCTGTTTATGACTTGTATCGTTGCGAGGATTGTGGAGCGTATAGCCGTGGGCGTAAGACGAATACAACTAAGGAACAACGAAACAACGTCACGATGGCAACGATTTCTTAACTTAACAGGAGCCAATACAAATGCGAGCCTTACAATGTAATCTTCCAATGGTGCCTGCTACTGTATTCTGCAACAAGGAAAACAAAGCAATCCTTTTTGTGAAGCATGGAAATGGCAATTTCATTGATTATCAATCTGGTCAAGATATGGTTGCTTGGACTCGTGATGCTCTTTGTATTGGCCCAAAGGAATACAAATATAACATTTGGACAATTGTTGAAGATAATCCAGAGTTGAAGGATTACTTTAGGGAAGTTCTTAGGGAAAGCCTGCAAGATATTTAAGGAGAATATATGGCAACTGTTAAGCAACAGATGGATAAGATGTTAAAGCAAATGGACAAGTTATACGCTAAACAAGAACTTCTTAAATCTCAGTGTACTCATGAAGGGCTTCTTGGAGAGTATGGGGCAAACACTGGCAACTATTGCAGCAGTGACAATAGTTATTGGGTAAACTTCAAGTGTCCTCAGTGTGATAAGTGTTGGAGGGAAGATCAAGATAAGCAACAGTATAAACAAGGCAATCATTATACTGAGCAAGGATTTATTTGGACTAAAGGAGACAACAAATGAATATCAATGATTGTATTGACCAAGTAGTAATTTTCAACGAGATTGCTGGTAATCTTAGTAATGTGTCACATGAAGGCCTTATTGCACAAGCTAAAGTTGTTGCTGAAGAAGGTAATGAACTTCTTGAAGCGGTAGCCGAAGGCAATCCAAATGAAATCCTAAAGGAAGCTGTAGATGTTCTTGTAACAATTCATGGCTTTGTTAAAATGCTTGAGGAACAAGGGTACGATGTTATTGGGGCGTTCAATGAAGTGAACATTAATAATTTGAGCAAGTTCACGCCTAGTGCTAATATTGCTAACTTGACTATTCAAGAATTTGAGGACAAAGGTATTAAGGTTTATGGAGAAGAGAATCTTGATTATAATGTGTTTGTAATCAAAAATGAACATGGCAAAGTTGTGAAGCCTTCGGGATACAAGAAGTGTTCTGTTGCTAGTTATACGCCAAAAGGAATCTTGCCGAAAGTGAAACTTGATGATGTTGGAGGTGACTTGTGCTAGTCTATTTTAGCTTCCTAGATATTCTCAAGATTCCAGAAATTTCAACTATTGCAGAAAGCCAATTTGATTTGCTTCAGCCAAAGATGGATAATATTGTTGCCCCATATATTTTTAAACTTGGAGGATTTGTTGATAATGGACTTAAGCTTCAGGCTTGCGTCCATAGAACAATTGACTTGAAGATCGTTACAGGCTATCGTTATGTTTGTACTGAGCGCTATGATAAAGAATGGAAGGCTAATCGTAACTTCTCCATGAGCGCACGTATTAACTCTCAGACAGACAATGAGTTGGCAAATGATATGGTACGCAGTAGTGCTGAAGGCATGGGTGAGTCAGGTTTTAGAGCTATGTGCATGGCTAGTTTTAAAGCAGAGGGAACTACGCGAAGCGTAAAGAAAGATGAAAGTGAAACATGGGAAGAAGATCGTAGTACAATTGCAGCATTGCAAGATATTCAAAAAGGAATTAGAGGCTTCTTGCATCCAGATGAAGATGTGTGGTACACTAATGATTTAGTTGTAGCAATCAAAGAAGCAAACGAAGCAGACGTAATCTAATTTATTAACTAAAAAAGGAGAAACACAAATGAGTATTCAAATTAGTCCAGAACAAAAGACTGTTTATCAAGGTTATCGTAACGAAGCAATTGAGCGTCTTACTGAAGCAGCAAGTGCAATGGAACAATATAAGGAAATTGTTACTGCTGCGGCAGAGACAACTAAGTTGTCAAAGAAGGAAATTGGCAAGTCGTTTAAGACATTCTTTGCTGACAAGGTTAAGGCATTATCTGATGAGGCAAGTGTTGTTGAATTCTTGAATGACTAAGTAGTAGATAAGCAATAAGCCCTACGTCAATGACGTAGGGCTTTTATTGTTAATTAAACATTAGGTAAATTCAAAGAAGAAACACTCTTCACATTCAAACCCTGCAACTCCTGGGACCATCGTAAGGGACTCTACCCAATACATCTGACCAGCACAGATTGGGCAAAATCGATAATTTACAGCCGAAGCTTCTGGAACTTCTACATTGACATTGGTATCCATAATTCCCTCTATGCGTATTTTGAGATAATAGCAGCAACATCGGATGTATATTTTGATTTTGCTGCTGCAATATTTGACATTACAATTGCCTTCTTTCCCACTTCACTCGTTCCATCATTAACCATTGCTGTTAGCCATGTTAATTGCAAATTTGTGGTAGTTGCTTTATAATCATCTGCAAGAGTAGCGAGTTCTGCTAATTTCTGCCTATTCTTATTAGCTGCTGCAACATCTGTTGGAAGGTTAATAACTTCCCATTGCTGCTCATATGTTCCCTTTACCGTAAGAACGGGAGTTGTCTCTTGGACAACTTGAGTCAAGGAGTTATATGTTGGCTGTGGGGACGGAAACACATAAGCATACCCATCAGGATTGAATGGAGTAGCAAATGATGTGTTAGGAAGAGAGTTGCGGATATCCTGTTCGGAGACAGGATACTGTTTTGTTACTAGATTGATGTATGACATAAGACTCCTTTTAAGCAAATGCTAAGAAAATATAAGTACCACCTGTAATATTGATATTGGTAGCAGCAACTTGATTAACTATAAACCCGGAGATATCCACGTCTACACTGTCATCTGTGGTAACTTCCGCAACACTGGTGTTTAATGAAAGGTGCGGGTCATCTCCAGAAATAATTCCACGTGCAGAGTCCCAATAAAACCAGTCCCCTACATTATCAATAGATTTTATAAACATATATCTAGCACCAGTTGTGAATCCACAATTGATAACTTGTGAAGAACCATTCCCCACATAACTCCCAATCTTACTAATTCCAGATCGTGATGCAAAAAGATAAGATATGAAAGTGTCAGAACCAGCATTAATCTCCCCAATAGAAGAGACTGAAAACGTGGAGGGTGTCATATTAACTGACCCATTTGTCCATAAGTTCATACTAGCGGCTTGGGCTGATGTTTGCTGTAGCACAAGATTCCCGGATGCGTATGAGCAGTAAACTTGCCAGTTATAGGCAAATGTTCGGCATTTTCTTATGATCAATTCTGGAGTGGCAGAGAGGTTATGTGCAACCTGTTTTGATATGCCAGTACCTGTGTCACAAACAATATCAAATACCCCCTGGGCCCTATGAAAAAAATGATGAATAAGAGAAATACCACTTCCATTTATATATATATTGTTTTGAACTCCAACAGATATACCATTCATATCAAAGCTGACTAGATCTTGTGACGATGAACTTGTGGCCTCTGTCGTGTTTGAATGTGCATAAAGGGATTGTGTATGCCCACGGTTTTTATCTACGAAGGAATAAAATCCACCTGTCCTAGAAGTAGTTCCTAGTAAATCCGGCGCAAACCCCACCCCTGTCACCACAGCAGCAGCACCAGTACCCGTTCGTGCAATCGCGTTATAAACCTGCGTGCCGAGTGTTGGGGGCTTGTTGGGGCGACGGATGGCGAGGTAGACCGTATTTGATCCTGCTGAAACCAAACCACTCCTAATCACAAACCCGGTAGCTGTCGGGCTTGAATATATTGTTCCATCATTAACTTCCGCCGCTGGCCAGTTAGCTGTGATACGTAATTCCGCTGACTGACTAAATGCCCTCGACGTATCCAGTATGTGCCAAGACCCACCGACGGTGATATCTTTCACCATCAAATACTGCGGCTCCCACCCGAGATTAACCGTAGCATTACCACTCGCATCCGTAGTAAAGCTGCCTGCCTGAATAATCCCATCTGCTGAAGTATCGTGGGCGAATAGGTAGGCGACGTAGGTTTGTCCGCTAGTGTTTAAACCCCCATCAGCCCCAATAGAAAACTGTGCTGCTGTTGGGGAAACAGGAATTGATCCATTCCCCCATACATTTCCTGTAACACTTGTTTCAACCGCCGCTGTAGTGTTAAGAAAAAGATAGCCCGTGTTTCCAAGACTTTGATGATATACGTACCAAGCATTAGCCCCGCTAGTCTGTTTTACGATAATCATACCCGGTGCAATACCGAGCGAATGTGCAATGTTTTGTGTCGTACCATTCCCCGTATAAGTAACCACATCGAAAAATTCCGGGGCGCGGCGGAATGTCCATCCCACGTAACCTGTGGAAGCACCATTATCACCTGCATAATTGCTTGTGACATAACCATTATTTAGAAACACTGGTGCTGTTAACCCACTACCACTAAAACTCTGTTGTGCGTCGGTGGTATTTGTTCGTATAAACTTATCTACTCCACGTATAGAGTCAACTAAAGTATGCGAGTTAGTAGAAGTTCTTTGTTTTGCCCAAACCATCCCGCCCTTACCCGCAAGATCAATCCCATTGTTGATCGGCTGCGTTGCGCCATTTCCGGTGTAGGTATACGCACTGAAAACATCGTCTGAGTATAATTTTTGTGCTCCACTAGATGCAGATAATAGTTTATTTAACATTATCTAATCACCTTTACAAACACAGTAACACCAGCATCTCTTGTCCACATACAAATCCAGTCTGTTCCAGATGTTTGCAATGTGACACCCGCCCCTGCAAATGTTGTACTATAGCTACCATCAGATTTAATCCAATTGGTAGTTGTCCCAAGAGAAAATGTCAAAGTGGCCGATCCTGCATTAGTAAGTTCTAATAGAACATCCCCAAGATTCCCACTTGGGGGCCAATTAGTTGTACTAATAATGTGGCTTCCTGTTACAGTGATCTTTTGGTGGCTCCCTGCTGTATAGTCAATTACTTGATTAGTAGTTCCAGAGTTTCCTTTGTCAAGGAATACATAACCAAAATCTTTAATCAACCCTCTGCTTAGTTGCTGGTCAGAGTAGATTTGAGCACCAGTAAATGTATTTGTGCCTAAACTTGCTCCCGTATTACTTGCCACCGCAGATAATGCAACTGTCCAATCCGTAAATGTTCCGCTTCCACTTATAGTAGATACACTTACAACCAAGGCTCCAGTTCCACTAGTAAATGAAGTAATCTGCCCAAACATATAATTACTTGGTGTAGGAGTATTTGCTATAACAACAAACTGCCCAACAGCATATGCCTTCCCTGTTTGGATAGTTAGTGAGTGACTCCCTAAACTAATAGGCAAACTGGTAGTGCTTGTTGCGGATGTTCCTGGCGCGTTTAAGGCGCTTGCTGCGCTTGCTGCTGCGGCATATGCTGAGCCTTGTGCATTGTTAGCTTGCACTGTTGCAAGCGATACTTGAGCAGCCCCATTAGTTGTAGCCAAACCCGCTTGCGTAGTGGCTATACCTGCCTGTGTTGTAGCAGTGTTGGCCGCATTAGTAGCTATTGCTTGTTTAGCTGAGACGTCCACCTGTAGAGCATTTATGTCTGTAGAGAATGTTGGCAACTGTGTTGCGAAGAACGTATCTACATCAGTTTTAAATGTAGGTGATGTTCTGTCTAAGGATGGAAGTGTGGCAATTGTCATATTAATCCTTCAATTTCAAGTGAGCAGTAATTCATTGTTGGGTAGGCCACTTCTATGGAAAACTCTTTGTAAAAGCCGTATACTGTCAAAGGCTCATACCCATAAACATCTGTAGCAATCCAAACAGCAGGCGTGGCGCGTAAATCGGCAAGGGCACGCGAGATACGAGGATAATCAACTTGTTAGTGATTACCTTAAGAGACATTTTCTTAGAGTAGCCGCGCTTAACAATTGTATATCTCCCAAAGGCATCAACTGTTTTTACGCTATAATCAATAGCACCAGAAGTAGCTCCATATTCTGTTGCACCAATCCCTATGACCTCTCCAAATTTACACACGCCACAAGAAACACTACCAGATGTAGAGGATATTGAGACTGTTAATTCACAATTAGGAAAATGAAACGGCAAGTCTGTAAGGGCTACTGATTCTTCTTGGGCATACGGAGTGTAAAACCAGTCGTAAAAACTTGTAATGATTGTTCCATCCAGAGTTACGACCTTGTTGTATGCTACAGCCCCCCCTGTAGACTCCTTCATTGTTATTGTTGCGGTCTTGCCTACCAATTCTAGAAGTGCTAAACCAGAGATACTTCCTGGTTTAAGCACAACTGTTAAAGGAGTAGTAATTGTTGTAGCAGTTCCAACAACATTGTCAAACATGGCCCAACGGTTTGTTGGGCCAATATCTAGCCAATTAGTTGGGTCTGTTTCAGGAGGAGTAGCAGTTGTTCCTGCGATAAGTCTCTCGTATATCCTATGTGTTGAAACTCTGATACATTTCTGCCCTAGTGTATAAGCAGTTGCAGCGGCCCAGACAGCATAATCTGTTTCTGGGGCGGTGCTAGAGATTAATATTGCATCTGTTAATGCTATAGGGCTTATTACCTTTGTTGACAGTTCAATCATACTGGTGCAGCCTCCCTAGTAGAAATAGCATCGCCATCTGGCATTACTCTCTTGATAAGTTTTACATTTTCGCTTGTATTGACAACAATTGCTCTTGCTTCAAAACGAAGCATAACCATTTCCTGCTTCATGGCTTCCATCGTTGTCAACAAAGCTTCAGCATTAAACGATTCACTCTTATTTGACGGAGTAGATAACCGCCCTATTAGTTGCTTATTATCCCCAGCAGGCGTAATGCGTTCGCCCTTGTGCACCATTGCAAGCATATCCTCTGGAACATAATTTGTGCCAACAGCAAACTTTGTAAGACCATACTTGTCTGCCGCTGCTGCGGCTGTTCCGGCAGGTTGCCCAAAGATTGTGTCAAGAGTTGCAAGAGATTGCCCATTAAGTGCTGCTGACTGATATACGGCTGCATAAGCACCAGGATTAGCAGCCCATGTGTCCTTAACTAGACTTTGATCCCAAGAGCCACTAAACTTCTGTGTGATAACTCCGGCATCATTTGTAGAGTAGCCTGCTGCTGCACCCATTGTTCCTGCTTGGGAGATGCTGCCACCTAACCCCCCACCTACTGCTTTAGACATAGCAATAACAGAGCCAAGATTTGCAATTGCTGCTGCAACGGATAAGACACTTGTGTTAATACCTTTCAACTCATTAATCTGAGCAGTAGCATCTGTTAAAATCTTATCTAAAGCGTCTTGTGCCCTATTGTTCTGTAACTCAGCTAAGTCTGCTGCATTAGTTATTTCATTAAGCGTTTGTTCAGCAAGACTCTTCTGTGATCCTGCAACCGTCTTGAGTGCCGAGAGTGTTGCACTAGCTCTGCCTTGATCCCTTGCATAATCCTCAAAACTAGAGTATAGTTGCTCGGACGGCTTCGACAGATCCTCAATAGCTGTAGAAATACTCTCACTATAGGCGGTTAATGATGAACCACTTTTTGACGCAGTTAATGCAGTGTTAAGTGCAGCCTGTGCTTCGGCACGAAGCAATGCAAGCTTTGTATCACTTTCCAACTCTACTGTCTTTACTGCTGTCTCAAGTGCATCGTTTAAACTTGTTAATGTTTCTTTTGTTGCTGTTGCAGCCTCTATAGAACTTTTGTAAATAGCTGCTTGTATCTCATAAGCATCCTGCAATGTTTTCTTCTGTGCTGTAACCGAGTCTTCCAACTTAGAATATGCAGCATCAACCAGATCATAAGAAGCCTTAATACGTGTTGCTAGTAGGTCAGCAGAAGTTTTCGCGGCTTCGTCTGCGGCTTGTTTTACAGTTGCTGCTGAATCAATAAGCGATGAGAACGAAGCAGAGACAGACATCATTGCTGCAAAAGCAGCCTGCCCAGATGAAGTTGTTAAATCCAATCCTTCTACGACACTTCGGAATGCTGCTTTACTAGCAGGCATTGCAACACCAACATCATTAAGAGCCTTAGTTACCTGCTTCGTTATGTTTGCATTCTTCTCAGCAGTAGAATAATAATTATCATAGTAGCTGTTAAGATTGGTATTAAGAGTTTCAGCACCACCAGCGGCAGTGATTAATGATGTAGAAAGCTTATCTGCACCAAAACCAAGTGTATCAAAGGCTGTTCTTAATGTGGTGATCGCTGTTAGATTAGACAGCACAGTTTGCAATTCTTCAGCACTGGCAGTGTATAAATCAACACTATTTGCTACATCTTTATACACTTGAGAAACATCAGAAGCTTTAACTGCAGCCACTAACATTCTTTGTGTTTCTAGTTGCAACTCTGTATCATATGTGCCCCTCTCGGCATTTCTACCATTACGGTAAACATAATTACCTTGAGCATCCATAACACCAGATTGGATATTGTCTTTAGCTGTACCTTTAGGATCAGTACTAAAACCCAAGTTCAGGCCAATACCGGCAGCATTTCCACCAAGACTAGTAATTAAACTTGCTACAGATTTACCAATCGGAGTTACAAGGCTCTCTACAATATTATTGCTACCTGTTCCTGTGATGTAGTTATTACCTTTTGCATCTTGTGTAGACAATGATGAGATTCCACTATTTGATAGTGTTGCGTAGGCATCACCTTCTGTCTTCGGGCCTCCGCCTTTTTTCATTAGGCTAGTAATAAGAGTTACAGCAGCTAAGGCTGCTCCAACATAAGGGAGGGCTGCCCCAATCGTTGCACCAGCCCCTGTCAATCCACCAGCAGCAGTCCCTGTGCCTGCTGACAGCAATGCCCCACCTTCGCCGTACACAGGGGCCATATACCCTGCTGCTTGTGCAGTAGACAGCCCTAATCCTGCCCCAACACTTGAGTTAGCAAAAGCTCCATATGCCGATCCGATTCCACCTGTATAAGCTCCCCAAGCACTATTCCCCATAGAAGCAATATTACCAATACCACCAACAGTAGACGCCGTTGATCCTGCTGCTTGTGCAGTAGACATACCAACTAGCCCCATACCTCCTGTAACAATTGCTTGAACAGTTGGTCGCAACACAAGCGTTTTAAACATATTTGTAAGGGTATCACGGAAATTCTGAGCAAGCGTCTTTCCTTTTTCAAACCCCTTCATTAAAGCATCCGTGATATTGTCAGAAATCTTTTCGTTTGTCTTCTTCCAGCCCTTTTCTATCTCTGCTTGGTTTTCCTTCATTCCTTTTTCTAAACGAAGGTCAGCCTGTGCTGTGATCTTATCACCAGTTTTTTCTATAGCATCTGCAAGGGCAGGATAGTGGCTAATAGCCTCCATAGAGGCCCCTGTAGCCTCTCTAATGGCATACGCCTCTCGTAGTATTGCCGCAGCAGCGTAATCAGCAGCAGCGGCCACCCTGAGCTTCTGGGCCTCATTCCTACCTTGCTGTGCTTCACTAACTCCCAGATTATCAATCTGTAGGCGAATAGCATCATTTTCTTCTTCAAGCTTATCTGCAACTTTTGATGCATTGCCAACAACACTGTTCTGGTATGATTGATACTCTTTAGACATTTTAGCTAAAGCTGCTGTATAATCTGCCCATGCTTTTTCTGACTCATTAAGAGCAGCCTTAATACCTTCGTTAATTTTTGCCTTGTCTCCAATATCCTTAGTCTTGCTGTATTGCTCCTCAAGAAGTTTTACACGCTTATCAGAGGACTGTGTTTGAAGAATAAGAATATCACTAGCTGCTGTTTCTTCTGTAATTTTCTGCTCTGTGAGCCTATCCTTAACAATCTTAATTTGTGTTTCTGAATAATCTTTGGCTTCAGCTATACGAGCAGAATAAATCTGGGCCATGTCATTCTTAGCTCCAGAGGTAGACTTGTCTTTATACTTTTCGTTGATAGCTTCTAAATTTGCTTGATAGTCTGTTTTGTCTTGAGAGGTTTTATTACCAAGTCCTTCATATGACTTCTTAAGATCATTTATTTCTTTTAGCTTCTTTGCCTCTTTGGACATGTTTGATTCTGTAATCTTGCCAAACTCTGAGCGTGATTTATTAGCTCTCTCGGCTTCTTTTACTTCATCAGACTGCGCCTTAACCATAGACGTTTGGGTTGACAGGTTAATTCTCAACTGCTCTCGTTGTTTCATAAGAGAGGCTAATTGAGATTCACTTTCATTCAATCCAACTCCAAATAACTCTACAGAACCTGTTCTTTTCATCTCACTAATATTTTTCTGAATATTAGCAATAGTTCTATCTAGTGCTGCAATAGGCTTATTGGGATCGTCTGATCCCCAAGAAAGGGCTGCATCCTTTGCACCAACGATTGCCTTCTTGATGGCGTACCAACTGCGCTCAATATAGCCTGCCTTAGCAATTGATTCTGTAGTCATTTTATCAATAGCGTCTTGAAAGGCTTGCGCCGCTGCTTTTGTAGCCCCAAACATATTGCCCTGTTTTTCCAAGGCTGTAATATTGTCGTAAGTAGATGCTGTTAAGAAATGATACTTATCATTTAATTTTAATATTGCCTCTGATGGCTTTTCTCCAAGAGACTCAAACTGCTTTACTGTATCCTCAACCGACTGGCCCGTTAATGCCTCCATCTTAACGGCAGCTATGCCAATGGATTCCACATTAAGTCCTGCTAACTTACTGCTTCCAGCAATTGCAAGCAATGCATCGGATGCCTTTCCTTGCGTTCCTGCAACTGATGAAATTGAATCTCTCATCTTATAGAAATTCTCTGTAGACATACCAGAGATTCCATTAGTAGTAGTCATTACTTTATTAAATGCAGACAGTTCAGACTGACTTGTATAAAGTGCGTATACGACTCCTGCAATTGCTCCTATGGCAAGAGTAAATGGACTAACTATAAAATTAAGCACCATCCCGCCAACATTCTTCAGCATTGGCCCTAGCCCATGAAACATGTCCTTCAACTGTCCACCTTGTTGCAACATAATAAGCATAGGACTCTGTCCACCCGCCAACTGTGTTGCAATATCTGTAAACTGTGCAGGAACCATGCGCATTGCCGCATTTAGTTCCCTTGTTGACATTACATATTTACCAGTAGTCTTTTCAGCAGATGCAATAGTTGTAATATGTTTTGCTGTGATATCTGTAATGCCCTCTTGGGCAGCACGTAGAGCAAGATACTCGCTCTTTTGCTTGCCAACCATCATGGCAGTTCGCTCAATCTGCGTTGCCAAGCGCTGTTGTGCCTTAGTCAAAGAGTCTGTTGCTTCAGTATTAGCTGAAGAGACAACAGAGGAGGCTTTACTAGAACTAGAGCCTGAAGTTGTTACCTTACCAATATTTACACTAAGACCCTTCATTCCCTCTAGTTCAACTCGTAATGCTTTAATCTGTGCTACATATGCAGACACATCGCTAGTCTTTGCAGATAATCGATCAGTAGCATTTGCAATATTAGTTAGGTTAACAGATAAACCACCAATGTTTTTAGCAATATCTGCCATGCCTGAAGTGCTTGTCTTGATATCTTTAATTGCTGTGGCTAATTGCTGTAGTTGCGTAGCAAAAGAGTCAATATTAACTGATTTGAACCCTTTTAGCGAAGAAGAAAGCCTCTCGACAGCCGGGGCGGCGTTATCGGAGGCTTTTGCAAGGCTTTCAAGATTCTTGGCTGTAGGAGCAATACCAGTCTGCTCTACAACTACACTAAGTTTCTTTACGTCCATTTTAGTCCTTTACGAAGGAAGCCTTTAGGCATCTCCAAGATTCTTGTTTATTTTTGTGATTGCACTCTAAGCCATACTTGATCTAAGGCGTCTATAACATCTAACCACAGCTGGCTAACCTCTACATTAACAACTCTACACCAAGCAGCTATATCAACAAATGTTATAGGAGAGAATCCAGACTCAGAACAATGCCTCTTGCTGGTAAGTTGCAAGAAGTCCTCCCAATAAGAATGAAACTCAACAGGCATTTCTAAGTCAAGGTATTCTTGTAATTCGGGAGGTGTAATATTGGTTATCTCTTTAACTTTATTAAAGGTTACTATTGGGGCTACGCCACTCTTATCTGCTTTATGAATCTTGAATGTCTCTTCAGCATAGTGGCGTAGCTCTAGGAGTTTCCCTCAAGCATTGCCTTTACGTCGTGAATCGCTGCAAGAATCTGATTACGAAGAAATGGATACGCAGTGTACATATGAATAGCGTTGTCATAAGAGAATTCCACCGGCTTTCCGCCCTCTTCAACATTGATCCATCCCTTAGTACATTTAGCCAAAAGTTCTACCCACAATTCATTACTAACATCATCATCCATTTTCTTGCCCTTGCGAGCATAAATGGACTCTTGGTTATCAATCTTTGACTTGGCCTGCTTAAACACGCGACTACCAACCCCGATAATTGAAACTACAACATCTGTCTCAATTTCATCGAAATCTTTTACAACATAGTCCATTCCTTTTTCAGCGGCAGAAATGGTATCAAAATTCTTTTTAAAGTCCATGTTTACTCCTTATGTTAAGAAAGAAATAGCGGGGCAATGCCCCGCTATAATGTTATGCTACAGAATCAATAATAACGACAGTGCTTTGTTCAATAGTGGTATCAACGCCATTGTTCAGCAACGCAGTGAATGGGATAGTCTGAATACAACCACCAACTTCCTTATCGTCAACAGACGATCCACTGAGCTTGATTCGTGGGAACTTAATAACCATTGTCTCGTTGGTATCCCCAACAAACTTATACACAAGCGAGATACCTTGTTCATTCTTGAACTTAGTAAAGATAGTATCGTCTGTAAAGTATGCAGTAAATTCACCAGTTGCCCCAACACGACCGAGGAAGATCGCTGCTGGATTACGGTTACCAATAACAACACCAGCCTCTGTATTACCTGTAATGGTAAAATTAAGACCTGTAACAACTGCCTGTGGAACACCATCAACCAGCAGCAAACCAGAATTACCAGAGAAGATAGAGGTAGTTGAAGCAGCAGTAGGCGTGGTAAAATACGCAGAACTGGTGGATTCAACATTCTTACCAGTAAGTCCAAAATCGACTGTGGTCATTGCATTAGGTGCAACCTTGACAGCAGCAGTGCTAATCTTCACACCAGTAGCAAGGCGGCTAACACCAATGTTGTCATAGAACTGTTCAATAGTGTATGATTCGTCAGTACGCCCCGAAGGGGTAAGCGGAACAATCAACTTCTTACCTGCAACTGCTACTGTAACACTATCCCCCTCTGCTTTAGTAACAAGGGTAACACTATTAATGTCAAGCGACATATCTGTAGCAGTAAGCACTGTAATGAGAGCAGATTTGTTATTACCAACAGCAGTAGTTGTAAAGCCACTAACATTAACTAAGTCACCAACTTTGAAGCCAAGGGTAATCCAGCTACCTGCGCTACGAATCAACTTATTGCCAGTTGCTGCCGACGCAATAGTTAGTGCTGTAGCTGTGACAACTGATGCCCACGTTCCGCGAAGAAGCGACGCGAAGAAGTCGCTATAGCTGCCAGGAGACAATTCACCATTTAGTGTGCCGTCTACTTTGTCACTACCAAGTCGCATATCAGAGGTCTGCGCAGTAGAGCTAATTTCAGCACTCTGAAAACTATCTCGTGTAAGATTAAGATCAAGAGTTGTACGACGAATGTACTTACCTGAATTGGCAAGAGGGGCTGTACCCCAAACAGTTTCTTTACTATAGATGCAGCTTTTATTGACCCCGGAAGGTATGCTCATATCATTTCCTTTTGTTATAAACCATGTTTTTCAGAATATCCCGCACCATCGGAATTAAGTTTCTCAATTGCGTGTGTTCTTGCAGCGCATGCAAGTTCAAAGGCAACGTTATTACCGTACTTCCTAGCAGAAAATGATTTTGATTCGTGCTTACCGTCTAATGACCTCCAGTGAGCAAACCACCTATTATCTTCTGCATTAAAGCCAACACCTGTAACTCCAGATGTGTTGGACTTTGTTTTCCTCCTATTCCTTGCCTGTTTCTTTCGTGTTTCCCATTTACAGTTTTCTTTGCAGTAGTTCCCATCTACATCAATACGCTCTAATGTTGCGCCTGTAAAATACGTGTCCTGCAAATCTCCAGCAAATTCTTCTAAGGATTCCCAACAAAACTTAATTCCACGACCACCATAGTCTTTGTAGTCGGTGTCATTGGTATTCTCACAACGGTGTCTAGCCCCATGAAAACAATGCCAAAACGGTGTGTAGTAAAGGCCGTGGGTTGTTCTATCGTATTCAGACATAACTTCTGTCTTATAGCAGCCACAACTTGTTGTATTTCCAGAGGTTACATTATTAACTCTACGCGTAACCTCTGTTCCACACTCACAAACGAATACCCAGAATGTCGTGCCATTCTCTGAATGAGAAAACTCTTTTGCTGTGAGTCGGCCATATTTATTACCGGCATAGTCTTTACGTTTTGTCATGGCATCCTCTTCAATTGTTATACAACAATTATACCACAACTTTAACAGTATGTCAAGGCTGTGAGAGAATTTATTATTATTAAGATATTGCTATGCAGAAATCTCATCTGCTCGGTAGGGGATGTCTACAACAATAAACATGTAGGCACCTTCATATCCAGGCATAGTCACACTTGCGGTGTTAGTTATGTTGGTAGTAAGAGTTCCCGCTGTAACTTGCAAACCCCTTGGAAAATAATCTACTAGGCTATCAACAAATGCTATAGTTGATCCCATTCCACTATTGAAGTCCTTAGTATAATATGTCACTCTAAGCAATCCGAAGTAACGACGATGCCTATTACCAAAGGAGGGGTCTTGTGTTGGAGAAGGAAATATTGTTGCTCTTAGAAATTTAGGGTCTGTTGGTATAAATTTTATATTCTCCCAACACACGCCAACACTCTTTGATTGCGCAAATTCTTTTAGTTTAGTCTCCAAGGCATTACGCACATTTAACTGAGACATTAAACAATCCCTCCCATAATAGCCCCAAGTGTTTGTCCAACTGGAGCAGAGCCATCGCCAATCTTTGCTAGTTTCATAATAGTGTCTCCCACAGGGGCATATCCCATCCGACCACCTGGCCAGCCATACTCAACTTTATCTGCGTAGAATACATTATTGACTAAGTAGGCTTGTTTGTGAGTTAGGAAATAATCTGCGGTGATTGTTGCGTTAATCTCCGCAATTTTTGCATCCCAATCGGACACCCCCATTACAGAGTAATTAACATCTGTTGGCCCAACATGCCAATTATTTAAGAATCGACCAGTCAATTTTGGTGATCTATCTATGACCATGGTGAAAATTGTTCTTGTTGTGGCTGCAACTTCTGCGGCTACTTCTGTGGTAGCCTCTTCTGTCCACAATTTTATGTCACTAAAGAAATCTGAGGCCATATTAGCTTCTCAGCAGTAGGTCGTACATAATTGTATAACTACCCGAAGGGTTATACTCTTTAACACCCATAATCCTCCAGACTACGCCAGCAACAGTAATTGTATCCCCAGCAGGGGAGGGCTTAACTGTGAGGTCAACACCATTAGTTTTTGCATCCATATAACATTGTTTATCGCCGTCTTCAATTAGGCATCCATCTCTAGTAGTTAGTCCGCTAGTTGTAGCAGAGTAGTCTAGTAGGACAACTTTAACAGTGGTTGTAACTGGCGTAGCAGGCGTGTAGGACGATGTAGTTGGGTCATAGGTGCCTGTGGCTCCAAGTTGCGTAAGCGTGGCTGTAGCGCCTTCTCTTGCAAGGATACCGTAGACCATTCTATAGAGACTAGAAAGCATTATGTCTCCTTAATAGTTACTGAAGTAGTTATAGCCGTCTTCTTCGATGTCGGGAACATTGTATAGCGACTTATCATCATCACGGTAGCTATCCTTCGGATAATTGATGATGCGTTTTTGTACAAGGGTAGAATCTTGTAGATTGGCTTGGACATCCAAAAGGTCTTGGCCTCCTACATAAATTCCTGCTGTAGCATTATATGTTGGGTTGTTTACTACTTCCTTCAGGAAGCGCATATACTGGTTGAAAACAGTGTCACCATAAAATTCCAGCTTATCTAGGCGCTCATGGCCCGAGTAGGCCATTCTGGCAAGAATAAATTGTGCACATTGCTTAGTTGCTGCATTCTCGTTGTTGTTATTTACAGATAATGAGTACGTAATTTCAGCAGTAGTTAAGAATGCAATATCTGAAGTGTCCCCAATATTAAGGCGTACCCTGTCTTCTGCTGTGCTTAGGTCAAGTGTCGCCATGTGGCTCCTTATTATTGTTTGCTATGTATTGTTGTACGAATGCTACTACTTCGTGGTATGGGGCTGTTGTGCTTTCTCGTTTAAAACCTTCTAGATGCGAAGTAGCAGAATCAGCTGTGAATGTCTCTTTCAGGGTATTCTCTAGTTGCTGAATAAACTTACCATCCATTTCATCACTAACAAAGGACTCTGTAATTAAATAACCTTCACGATTTAAGTTTTTAGTGTGGCTTCTCGTCCTAGCCTTTAGGTTTCTTGTTATACCAAATCCAGTGAAACTGTGCTGGCAATTTACGATATTGTGGATGTATAATTTTGCTGGCTTGCCTGGATTGAACCCAGTATCCATACACAGGCTACAGCCACAGCCTCTAAGTAGTGTTCTAGGGGCAATTAGAAAATCCCCGTGTACTTTACACGTTACAATAACTTTTTCGTCATAAGTCACATATTCTACTTTTGATAAATCGTACTTTGTTTGGTCAACAACTTGCTCTAACTTATAAATACCTTCTTGTTTAGTGAGCCGATTATTAAGTCCTCGTTCTGCATCACAACACTTTTTGCATCCACGCCCTTTTGTTAAATGATCTGGTCTAGACATGAACGAACCGTGTATCGGACAAATGATCTCTACCTTTATGTTGTTGTTTACATATACAACACTGGAGTAGTCATATCCTTTATCTTTGTTTGCGAGAGTCACCTTTGCAATAAACTCTTCTCTTGTTAGCTTTCTCATATTGTTCCCCACTAAGAATTGGTGGGCTATCTTGTGTAGTGGCACAAGAAGGAGGATCAGTCCGTTCGCCCAATTCATTAAAAACAAACATTATATCATAATTAATCAACTTTAGCAAGGGGGCATTTTGCCCCCTTTGTAAAGCAGACTATCTAATTACGCCGTATATCCTCGCACAATTAGAGCGGGGCGAGTACATGCGTTCAAGAAATTGGCTTCTGACTCAATAACAATCTTATCCCCTCGTTCTGAAGGATACTCGAACGCGTAAACACGCTCCCCAACGGTTCCCAGCAAGTCAAACTTATTTGCTGGCACGGTGAAAGTCAAAAATGAGGAAGTACCAACCGGGACAAATACTGCATCCTTAGCAGGAATGAACAAATTGCCCGCGTAGTTACCACGGACTTCAACAAACTGAATACCCGCGTAATCGAAGGTACGATACATAGCAGTGTTTCCACCCAGCCGTGAACGAAGCGGGTCTTGAGTGGAAGCATAGTATGTATATGCAGCCTTAACGTTAGGATGTGAAATTAGGGCGGCAAAAAAGCCAGGAGAACAGTAACCAATAACACTCTGTACATTCTCACCACTTGCATTATCTTGGATAGACGAAATAACTGCCTCAACCTTAGAGATAACATCGGTCGTGCTAGTAGCTAGATCAAAGTTAACAACGGTCTGACTAACACCCATTTCAGTAAAGTAGTTCATACTCACCGTGCCATTTGGGGCGTAGACTGTACCGGCAGTCAGTAGTTGAAAACGTGCGTATTCGAGAGTCCAAGCGTGGTTTTGAACAATACGTGCCAGCTTACGTGCGCGAACGGCGGCGAGCGTTTCTTCTTGATCCGCGCTGCCGTATGCGCGTTTACCCTTGATGTCTTGTGGGAAAATTGCATCGTCATAAGGGAAATGTGGAACTGCCCAGCTAAACAGTTTACTGGTAGAATCCTTGCCAGCGCTTGCGCGCTCACCACGAACCTTGTCAACGATCAGCGCGCCGTCTTTAGTGGTTTGTTCAAATTGAACCGAATACTCACTAACCCCTTCATCCATGAACAAACCGGACTGGTTGAGTAGCCCCCACTGGTTCGGAATCATCAACACTTCACCAGTGTAGTCGGCTACCTCAAAGCTACTACCAAATTTACGGATAATCATTTGTTATATTTCCTTATCTTATTTTATATTAAAGCGCAGCAACTTGGACGATGCCCTTGTCAGCAAGGGTGTTCTGGACAGCAAGTTTATGAGCAGCAGTAGTCGTACCAGCACCATAGACAAGTTTTCCAGCGACAATTTTTGCTGGCCCCCTTGCCAACATCAAAACTTTAGTATCTGTCGTAGTCGCACAAACAACACTTGAAGTAAGTTCGTCAGCACCAATAAGAACGCCTGCGGCCTCAAGGCCAGCGCCAGCACCAAGAGTTGAGTCTTGAACAATGTACTTGCCAGTGGCAGTGACTTTTGCCAAGACAGTTCCTTGGACAAGCGTAGCGCCTGCGGCTAGATTTACGGTAACAACGTCACGAGTAATCGAGCTAGAAGGATCGTATTCGTCCTGGAAAACTGCGCTAAAAATGTCGCCACGAGTAGCAATAACAGTCATTTGTAATTCCTTTTCTTATTTATTGTAAGTTTGTTTGATGATACGTGCAGTTTCAGATTCTTCTTCTGCCTTAACTTCTGCTTCGCCACTAATGCCTACTTCATTAAACATGGCACCCTTTGCTTCAGTCTCAAATGAAGCCTTAAAGCCACTAAGCACAACTCCGAATGCTTCCGCATTCAACGATTGCAACGCAGCAAAGGTAACATCGAAGCCGGGATTATCCTTGCCGATTACATCGGCTAGTTGCTCACGTTTATCGCTAAGTTCCTTAGCCTTCAATTCTTCAGCAGCAGCCAATGCCTTGGCTTGCGCCTCATCTGCATAAGATTGCAAATTAGCAAGTTGCTCCTTGTAGCCTTCGATTTCTTTTGCCATAGTGTCAAACTTAGCAGTGAATTCACCAAGCATATTGTCTTTAGCAACAATCTCATCCAAGGCAACAGTAAGTTGCTCATTGATATTCAAATTAGTCAAATCTTGATTTGCTTCAACAGGAGCAACCTGCTCCGTATCTGCGCCAAGCGCTTTCATTACAGCCTTAAGCATAGTTACTTCCCTTCGTCATCAAATAATTCATAAACTCCCTTGGTGTCATGATTGAATTAACTAATCCAATTTCAAGAGCCTTCTCTGCATAGAATGTTTGAGCATCCATTGCAAGAATATCGTCAACCGGCAAACCGGTATATTTTGCTACATGCTCCGCAAAAGTATTGCCAAGTCGTGTAACATCTTCCTGCATCTTTGCAAGGAATTGCTCAGAGAAGCCGCCATCCTCATTATATGGAGACTTGCCCGGTGTGCTTGAAATAACAACTCTACGATAGC